GCTGGTGGTAAAGGCGAAGTAGAAATGCCTGATGGTAGAGGCGTAGAAACTACTGGTTTATCGCTTTCTCCTGCTTATGAAGAAGGAAAGTTCAATACTTGTCCTAATTCTAAATCTTGCAAAAAAGAGTGTTTAGGCAAGACTTCAGGAGGATATTTCCAGTTTGGTGGTGGTCGTGATCTTGAAGCAATGTTAGGGCCACGACTCGCAAACTTCAAAAAAACTCAAGCATTACTGCGAAATCCTCGTGAATTTGCAACTCGTTTACATGATCAGATCCAAGTCGCTAAAACATTGGCAGAATACGAAGGAAATCACTTAGGAGTACGCTTAAACGTACTATCTGACTTACATCCTAAGATGTTCCAATCGCTTATGGAAGCGCATCCTGATGTGACTTTCTACGATTACACCAAGAACAACAGCAAACCAGTTGCTCCTAATCACCATTTAACCTACAGCTCTACAGGCGTAAGCCAACCAGCAGGACACAATGGCGTAAAGGTTGACGTTGATAATGAGCATCAAAACTGGCATTCCATGCGTAACAAGCTAGAGCAAGGTCAGAACGTAGCAATGGCATTTAGTCATTCCAAAGCCATTCCTGAAACCGTTCATGACGAAGAAACTGGTAAAAAATACAAGGTAATTAGTGGTGATGAGCATGATTTCAGACCTTTGGATGAAAAAGGCGTAATTGTTGGTCTAGCTCGTAAAGCTGCAACTCATGGCGATAAAACAGCAGCTAAAAACTCTAATGGCTTCTTTGTTCATTACGAACCACAGTTCAAAATGGAAGGCGGTAAGCAAGTTAAGGATGAAGAAGGTAATCCTATCGCTACTAATAAAGAAGTCAGAATTGCCAAGCAAAAGCGTGGAAATATTACTCTCAACAATAACGGAGAAGCGGAGAAATAATGCCTACATCAGAAAATGGATTAGGAATGGAAGATTATTTGGAGCAATTCCATAATCATGACCATTATTATCAAGACGAAGAACATACAAAACCTGAATGGTACGATTTGCCTAAAAAGCAAACTGCTCCTCAGCAAGATCAGCAGCAACAAGCTCCACAGCAAATGCCTACTGGAAATTCATTAGCAAATATTGCTGGAATTAATTAAATAATATTGCACTTGATTTTTTAGTGTAGTAAAACTGTTTGTGTAAGACCTACCAATGGGTTCATTGGGTAAAAATCTTGAGGATACTCATGTCAGATCGTGAAGCAACAAATGTAGTAACAAGTGAGAATTTAGTTGAATGGAACATGAATCGTCTTGGTTTAGCTACCGATGATGCTCCAGTTGAGGCTGAGGAAGTAGAGGAAACTCCTGAATCAGAGCCAATTGAAGAAGCACAAGGTGAGAGTGAACAAGAAAATGAACCTGAAACGAAAGCAACAGAAGAACGGAAACAAAATCCTAAACTTGAAAAACGGTTTTCGGAGCTAACTAAAGCAAGGAAACAAGCAGAAGAAAATGCTGCTAAATCCCAAGCTGAAAAAGAAGCGCTGGAAGCTAGGCTTAGAGAATACGAAGGTCGCTCAACTCAACAAAAACAAGTTGATCCGATTGGAGTTGAACCAAAAGCAGATCAGTTTGATGATGCCTTTGAATATGCAAAGGCTTTAGCAGAATGGTCTACCGAGAAGGCTTTGTATGAGCGTGATAAGCAAGATGCTGATCGCAGATTAGATGAAGAGCGTTCTAAAGTCTTAAAGGCTTGGAACGAAAAGATCGAAAAAGCGAAAGTTGAATTGCCTGATTTTGATGAGATGATTGCTTCTAGTACGGTGCAAGTAAGCGATGCCGTAAGAGATGCGATTCTAGAAAGCGATACAGGAGCTGAAATCTTGTATCACTTAGCATCAGAAGAAGAATACGCTCAAAAGTTGTCAGCGATGCCAACTGCAAAGGCTTTAAAAGAGATTGGGAAATTGGAAGCAAGATTTGAGCGTAAAGAAGCTCCTGTCGAAGCTAAACCTAAAGCTGTTGCTAGGCAGTCAAAAGCGCCTAGTCCTATCAGTCCTATTAGAGGAACTGGAAGCGCAATGGATAATCCTATAGGCTCAGATGGTGAGTTTCATGGAAGTTATCAAGCGTGGAAAGAAGCTCGTAGAGCTGGTCGAATTAGGTAACAAAAAATTTATTTTTAAGGAAATATCATGTCAAATAATTTATTGACGATTAGCAAAATTACTAACGAAGCGTTAATGGTTTTAGAAAACGAACTCACCTTCACAAGCGAAGTGGATCGTAACTATGATGATCAGTTCGCTGTTGTTGGTGCAAAAATTGGCGCAACCGTTAACGTAAGAAAACCTGGTCGTTTCATCGGAACTACAGGCCCAGCGCTCAACGTAGAAGACTTTAATGAAACTTCAGTTCCTGTAACTCTCTCAACGCAGTTCCATGTCGATACGCAATTTACTACCCAGGATTTAGCTTTGTCTTTGGATATGTTTTCGGATCGAGTGCTAAAACCGGCCGTGGCAGCGATTGCAAATAAAATTGATAGAGATGGTATGCAACAAGCTGCCTCTAACACAGCAAACATCGTTGGTGTTGCTGGTACTCCTCCAACTGGTTTGATCACTTATCTAACTGCTGGTGCGTACATGGATTCTGAAGGCGCTCCTCGTGATGGTCGTAGATCATGCATCGTTGAGCCATTTACATCTGCAACTATTGTTGACAGCTTAAAAGGTTTGTTCGTTCCACAAGAAGCAATTGGTGAGCAATATCGTAAAGGCTTGATGGGTCGTGACTCTGCTGGCGTTAATTGGAAGCTCGATCAAAACGTAGTAAGTCAAACATTTGGTTCTTACTCAGGTAACACTTTGTCTTGCTCTACAACTGGTGCTGTTGGCTTCTTAACTTCAGGTTGGGCATCTAGCTCCACTATTCAATTGACAGCTTCTGCAAGCTCTACATTGAATGCTGGTGATACATTCACAATCGCTGGTGTATACGCTGCCAACCCACAGAACCGTCAAGCATATGGCTCTAACAAGTTGCGTTCATTCGTTGTATTGTCTACAACTACTGTAGGTACTTCTGCAACTAACATTACTGTTTCTCCTGCCGTTATTACTTCAGGTCAGTTCCAAAACGTAGTTGTTGGTTCACTAAACACTACTGCTGTTGTAACTCCATTCAACAACACAGGCGTAGTTTCTCCACAAAACATCATGATGCATCGCAATGCCTTTACATTAGCAGTAGCTGACCTGGAACTTCCTGAAGGAGTTCATTTTGCTGGTCGTGCTTCTGATAAAGAAATTGGTTTGTCCATGCGAGTTGTTAGGCAGTACACCATAAATAACGATTCCATTCCGACTCGTTTAGATGTTCTGTATGGTTGGGCAAACTTGTATCCTGAATTAGCTTGCCGTATCGCAGCTTAATTTTTTAACTAATAAAGGAATTTAATCATGGCAAATCCAGGACCAGCAGTAACAAACTCAACACATCCATCGAACTTAAACAGCCAACAAGCTCTGCGAGTAATCGCAGTTCAAAAAGGCGTTTCAGTAGCTTCTTTGGGTGACACAGCAATTCCTGTTATTAACAGCTCGCTTTATGTGCCAGCTACAGTTGTTGTTGCTAACGCAAACAACGCTGGAGCAACACAATCTGTAGCTTCTGTAAACTTAGGTGTTTACACAGCAGCAGCTAAAGGCGGTAACGCTGTTCTAACAGCAGCAGCTTTGACTAGTCAAACAACTCCAACATACGTTACAGTATCAGCTTCTTCTACTCCGAATACTGCTGAAACTGCACAGACTTTGTATGTAAACGTATCTGTTGCAACTGCAACTGCTACCGTTGACGTATATGTTTATGGCTACGATTTAAGCACAGGTTATTTCTAATTAAAAGTTAGAATTAATTTAAAAAGAAGCATAGGAAAGCCATCCCAAAAAGGTGGCTTTTCTTTTATTAAGCAATATAATTAAAGAGCCTAATTAGGCTTTCTTTGCAAAGGAAAAATTATGTCTAGCACTACCGTAACTCGTGGTAATTCACACGAAACTTTCTACATTGTTCCAACTCTAGACAATACGTCTAATTCTTTGGCTGCAAACACTACTACTGCCGTAACTTATAACGTAAGCGGTCTTTTGACTAGCGATATTGTTCAAGTTATTGGATATAACGGTTCACAAACTGCTGGTGTTGTAATTGCTGAAGCTGATTGTTTAACTGCTGGCGTTTTGACTATTCAATTTGGTAATTTAACTGCTACTACTACTTTAAAACCAGCTAGTGGCGCTTATACACTTCAAATTGTTCGTCTTGAAGGCGCTCCAGCTCCAACTAACGCTGCTTAAGGACTAAAAATGGCAAACGTATCGGCTTATAGATTTGTCGGCCCGACTACAGCTATTACAGTTAGCGCAACAAGTTCGACTGCTGTAACGATTACTCCTAACGGAAACGATCAAGCGAACTTTTGCGGTTTCTTAAATACTGCTGCTACTCCTGTAGCTATTACTATTGCTCCTGCTGGTGGCGCTGCTGGCGCTACTGCTGGCGCAGCAGTTCTTCCTACTGGAGGCAACACTAGTCAGAGCTTTGTATTAGGTACAGGCATGAATCAACCAACAGTTTTAGCAGTTCCTCCTATTTTTTCCATTACTTGTATTGGAACTAGCGGAACTTTGTATGTAATGCCTATGGTAGATCAGAACTAAGGAAAATATATGGCTGGCACTTCCAATTCTGCGGTACAGAATTTATTGCCTGTTCAGGCTTATTTTAATCTTGACGGTACTTTTAATACTTTCATAGGTCAGAATAAGCCTTTTTATGCTACGTCTAATCCTGTTCAATCAGGATTGACAATTACTAATAGTACGATTGATAGCTCTCCAATTGGATCAACAGTTCCATCTACTGGCGTTTTTACTGACATTAGTACCACTACAGGAAGAATTTCAACTCAACCTAGTGCTGCTACTGATATTGTCAATTTATTGGCTTTACAGTCATATGCAGCAGGAATTAGCTGGAAACAGCCTTGTCAAGTTGGTACTTTAAGCAACATCACTTTGTCAGGTTTACAGACAATTGATGGATATACAACTTTAGCTGGTGATCGTGTATTGGTTAAAAACCAGTCTACAGCAGCTAATAATGGTATCTATGTTGCTTCTTCAACTGCTTGGACTCGTGCTACTGATGCCAATACTTGGAATGAGCTGATTTGCGCTATTTCGTTTATTGAATATGGCTCACAAGCTGGTGGAGCTTGGTTTTGTACGGCTCAAGCTGGTGGTACATTAGGAACAACAGCAGTTAACTGGTCACAATTTACAACGTCTGCTACATACTCAGCAGGAACTGGTTTAACTCTTACAGGAACAGTTTTTAGCATTACAAATACTGGTGTAGCTGCTAATACTTATGGTTCAGGTACTGCAACTCCTGTATTTGCTGTAAATGCTCAAGGTCAGATTACTTCTGTTACCAATACCACTATTACTCCTGCTATTGGAAATGTAACTGGTCTTGGCACTAATATGCTGGCTTTTTTGCAAACTCCTACTTCTTCAAATTTGGCTGCAACTGTAACAGATGAAACAGGAACAGGAGCATTAGTATTTGCTACTAGTCCTACTTTTGTTACTCCAGCTTTGGGAACTCCTGCAAGCGGTGTAGTAACCAATTTAACTGGTACTGCAAGCATTAATATTAATGGTACTGTAGGCGCTACGACTGCAAATACTGGTGCTTTTACTTATTTATCTACCAGCTCAACTACAAGCACTACTCCTACATTAGGATTTAATGCTAGTAATTCTCCTATTGCTATGGGCGCTACAATTTCAGGTAGTTATTTGCAAGCAATGTTGCAAAACAAATCAGGAACTGCTGGTGCTTCTGTTAACTATGTATTGAGCAATGATTTAGGTACAGATTCTACCTATTACGGTGAATTTGGTATGAATTCATCGGTGTTTAGTGCATCTACTCCTAGCGATTTCTTTAGCATAAATAATGGTGTTTACTTTTCAAGTCATGATGGCGATATAACAGTTGGATCAGGAAATGGTTTTAAGAATTATTTTGCTTGGGGAACAACTGGTCAATCTGCCCACGTTATTAATGCTTCAGGTGCTATTGGACTATCTACAAATTTAGGTACAACTCCAGCATTAAGCGGTACAACTGGTTATGGAACATCAGGTCAAGTATTAACAAGCGCTGGAAGTTCAGCAGCTCCAACTTGGACTACACCATCTCCAATGGTATATCCAGCATCAGGAATACCTAATTCAACTGGTTCAGCTTGGACTACAAGTTATTCAACAACTGGAAGCGGTACTGTAGTTGCTTTAGCAACAAGCCCAACTTTTGTTACTCCTGTTCTTGGAACTCCATCTTCAGGAACTTTGACTTCTTGCACAGGATTGCCTGTTGCTACTGGTATTAGCGGTTTAGGAACTGGAGTTGCAACTGCATTAGCGGTAGCTGTAGGATCTGCTGGTGCTTTTGTAACCAATGGTGGCGCATTAGGAACACCATCAAGCGGAGTGGCTACAAATTTAACTGGTACTGCTTCAGGTCTGTCTATTGGCGGTAATGCTGCAACTGCTACTAGCGCAACATCCGCAACAACTGCAACAAATGCTACAAATACTGCAATTACTGACAATACAAGTTCTAGTGCAACATGGTATTTAACTATTGTTTCAAATACATCAGGTAATTTGCCACAAACTACTAGTTCTACCAAATTAAGTTTTGTGCCTTCTACTGGGAACTTTACATCAACAGTTTTAACATCAACTAATGATGCTTCTATTTCAGGTCTTACTGTTGGTAAAGGTGGTGGTGCTGTAGCAACTAATACTGCTGTTGGTTATTTATCTTTGGCCAATAATACAACTGGAGCACAAAATACTGTATTTGGATACACATCTGGTAACGGAATTACTACAGGCACATTTAATATTGCTATGGGTTATGCCACGATGGACCAAGGCACTGTTACAGGTTCAGAAAATATTGCATTAGGTCGTGCTGTTTTAAGAAATTTAACAAGTGGTAATTACAATACAGCTATTGGTTCACAAGCCATGTTGTCAAACACCACCGCATCTAATAACAC